AAGCCCGTTTCGGCGAAAGTGCCGACCGCAACGGGCTCGGCGACGCGCATCGTCACCGCGATGCCCGTCTCCGTGAATGATCCGGCGGTGACGGAGAGGACCGTGGTGGAGACGTCCCACGCTGAGAATCCAGTCGGCGGGGAAAACGCTTGCTGCACGGAGCCGCACCGGATGACGCCGGTGCCACTCGCTGCGCTTCCCCCGTCGAAGCTCCAAAGAGGGAACAGTGTTGTGTTGGCCGTGAACGTCAGGGTGGGGCTAGTGCCCGCCGCGGGGTTCCCATTAAACGTCCCATTGCGTCCCAACCACGCCTTGCCGGCGTCAAGGTCAACAGCCACCTGCGTCACGTCGCCGGGAGCCCAATCACTCGCCGGTTGGCTGGCAACGGTGAACACGCCATGCGCGATGACACGGTTGCCCGCGCCCGGTCCGCTTGAGGACCACCACCCCATGCAGTTGCCCGACTGACCGGGAACCGCGGTCAACGTGAAACTTCCGTCGCAAAGCGCCACGACGGGCACGCCCGCGCCAGAGAAATTTGGGACCACTTCAAGGTAGAACTTGCCGGAGCTTTTTGAGAGGGCCCCCCGGACGCCCTCATAAGGCGCGGTGTTGACGCCCGACACGGTGGCCTTGTCGTTCGTTACGCTCGTGGTGGAGAGCGTGACGCCCGTGGATTTGTCAGATGGGTTCCATGCCGCCGTCACGGGCAGGCCCTCTTACTGCAGCGTGAGGACGCCGTTGGTGGCGTCGAATTGAACCTGGAATGAATTGCCCGCCGTGACGGTGAGATTGGTCCCGTAATCGTAGTAGCCGATCAGGTTGCCGCTCGCCGGCGTCGCGTTGTAGAGCACGCAATAACGGAACGGTCCGATCGAGCCGCCCGACGCCGTGTAGGTCACGTTGTTGAGCTTGAGCGTGTAGGTGCCGCCCGATTGCACCGACGAGACCAGCGTCGCCTGTGTACCGCCGGCGGTGTAGCCGTTGCCGGCCGTGATCTCGGTGATGTCGGTCTTGACCGCGTTCGTCGCCGTCGGCGCCGTGTTGGTCAGCATCACCTTGAGGGTGTCGCTGCCGAGATTGTGCACCTTGTTCGCCACGTCGGCGACGAAGGCGTTGAACTTGTTGAATGTAGCCATGAGATCTTCCTTGATCAGAACACGTCATGGCCGGGCTCGTCCCGGCCATCCACGTCTTTCGTCCTGCATTCACCCCAAGACGTGGATGCCCGCGACGAGCGCGGGCATGACGGCATGGAGCGGCATGTTTGAGTGACGGCCTGTTATGAAACGGGCGGCATCGACTCGAGGTGCGACACCCGCCCTTGCGCATCGCGCATGACCCGCTTGGGCGCATTCATCTGGCGCATGGTGTGCATCAGCTCGGAGATCAGCGCGGCATTCGGGTTGGGCACCGGATTGGCGTTGGCATCGACGGCAGCCACGCCGTCTGCTGGCGTCGCGCCGGGGGCCGCGGGCCCGAGCGCGCCATGTAGATGGCGGAACTGCTGGTCCCTCGCCTTGAGCTCGTGCTCGAGCAACGCGAGCTGCTTGTCGAACTCGAAGCGCGCCTGCTGCAGCGCGAGCTCGCTCTGCGCCTTGTTGTTCTGCGCCGCCATCTCGGCCTGGGCCTGGCGCTCCTCGAACGCCATGCGGGCCTGGATCTCGACCAGCTTCGGATCGGGCGGCGGCGGATGCGGCTGCCCGGGCGGCGCCGGCGGCGCGACAGAACGGGGATCGGTGAAATAGGCGTCGACGTTCGGCAGGCCGACCAGCTTGGTGACCTCCTTGGCCGCATTGTAAAGGTTCTGCGCGTTGACCAGGTTGGTCAGCCCGCCGGCCAGTGCCTCCTTCTGCAGCGCGATCACCGCCATCACGTGGGCGAGCCGCTCGCTGCGCGTCCCGGTGCCGAGCCCGACATTGATCGTCATGTCGTAGCGCGTCTTCCAATCGCGCGGATCGACCGTGACCCATTGATTGCGCAGCCGTACCGTCGCAGCCTGCTGGCCGTGCTTGCGAATGGTCGCATGCACCAGCGTGAACAGGTCGCGGATGCCGGTCTCGGCAAAGATGCGGGCGATCAGGCGGACGCGCGCCTGCGCGGCGTTGAACACCTGGTTGACCGCGGTCGCAGTCTGGTTCTGCAGCGCGTCGGCGTCGATCCCCTGCCCTTGCCGGGTGACGCCGGTGCGCAGCTCGCGCGTCGCATCCATGTATTCGAGCGCCGGAAAGACATGGCCCCCGATGGTCGGTACCTGCTGCCAGGTGAGCCCGCCCGGCTGCTTGGTGCGCACGATTCCGCCTGGCCGCGACACCAGGAGGTCGTCGAGCGTCTCCGGGCTGGCGAACTGCTCGGCCACCTCGACGCGCGGGTTGTTGGCGAGATACGCGTTGTCCAACATCGCCCGCAGCAGCGCCGTCTTGATGCGCTGGATGTCCATCACCAAGTCGGCGATCGAGCGCCCGAAGAACCGGTGGGTGACGATCACGGGCGTCATGGCGGCGAACGGCACCATGTCGAACGGCTCGATGTCGGGCTTGCCGTCCCGCTTGAGCACCTCGCCCTCCTCGCCCGCCGTCGTCACCTTGTAGAGCAGCGGCTTGCCGTCGCCCTCGTAGTCCATGCGGACGTAGTGCTCGATCACCTCGATGCGCCGCGTCGCCGTGTTGAGGCTGTCGCCCTGGAGCCCAAACTCCTCGACGGTGTCGCGCGCGGTCTCCTCCGGGTTGGTGATGCCCGCATAGCTCGGCAGCGAGCGCACCTGGGCGGCGTCGAAGCCTTGCGCGATCAGCTTGGCCTCGGTCAGCAGCACGCGGTGGAAACAGTAGTCGCAGTCGCGCAGCGAGCGGGCGTTGCGGGCGATGCCGAACTCCTCGGGCGGCACGGGCTCGATCCGCGCATTGGCCGCCGTGCGCGAGCGGCGCACCTCGACGTCGTGCAGCTTCGGGCCGGCGGCCAGTTCCTCGGGATCGAGCTGCGGCGGCAAGGCGGGCGCCGGCGGCATCGCCAGAGCCGGCAGTGCGCCTGCTTGCGCCATCGCCAGGTCCGCCGGCGGGACCGGCGTCGGTGCCGCCATCGGCGATGCCGGGATCGGCGGCGCGCCCGCTGGTGCGATCGCCGGGCCCGGCGAGGCGAGCGGCAACGGCGTGGTCAGCGGTGCCGCGGCCGGTGGCAGCGTCGGCGCCAACGGCCGCTCGCTGTGCGCGATGATCTCGACGTCGGGATCGGTAACCAGCAGCGCGAACGCATCGTCAGTGAGATCGTAGTAGGTCTCGCGCTCCTCGAGGGTGCGCGTCTCCCACCACACCTTGACGACGCCGACCTTGGACAGCAGCGCGTCCTTGATGAACGAGTAGAGGATCAGAAAGCCCGGATTGACCTGCATGAAGACGTGGTTGACGTAGTCGGTCTCCTGCTCGGCCGCTGCGACGTCCTCCGGGCCGACCGGCTCGAAGCGCACTACCTCGTCGCCGGTACAGAAGATCTCCATCAGCGACGGCATCAGGCCCTCGATGGTGTCGGCGACGTCGGTCGACACCGCGTGCGAGCGCCCCTCTGGGGCCGGCATGTCGTGCGCCATGTCGCCGAGGTAGTAGTCCATGGCATCAGTGCGCTCGTGGCTGAGCTTGGAGGCCGAGACCGCCGCGAGCGCGTCGGCCTTCTCGGCCGCGAGCATCGCCTTGAGCTCGGACAGCGGCATCCTTGGCATGCGAGTGTGCCCTGCTGTTGTGACGGGACGCGGCGGCGCACGCGTCGGTCGATCCGACGCGGTCGCGGCCTTGGTCCGGTTGTTGATGTGTCTCGTTCGATGGCGATCGGATTGATCGCGAAACCTTCAACCCGCGCCGAGAAAATTCTCAGCCAGCGAAGCGCTCAGCAAAAAGCCCGGCCGCGATCTCCGCTGCCGGGCGCAATTCAACGCATCCCATTTCGCCAACTAAGGCAATTGCAGGAGGGATGCAAGAACCATTTTATGCGCTTCGCTCATCGGTTCGATTTTACGTAGTTGTAGACCTCGTACAGCCCAGATTTCGATTTCCGTTCCTCGGTCACTTTTTTCGCTCCGATCCGACGCATCACGCCAAGTGGCTCGCGGTCGCGCTACTTTGATTTTTCGGGGTCGCGTTTGCCGTAGATGCGGTCGATGATGTGTTGGGGGATGCCGGCGCCTACCGCGTACTTGCGTCCGACCTCCCTCGCGCCTTCTTCATTGCCGCCGGCCAGGATTGCGTCGTGTCGTGGCGCTCACGAGTGAAAAACGGCCGGCATATCTGGCGAAGCCCGAGCTCGTCGTCGTGATCGAGGAAAGCGATATCCAGGTGTTGGCTGGAGTGAAAGATCGAGGTGAAGATGCGCTCGACTTGATCAACGATGATCCGATGATCGCAGCCGGGCGCCATCAACGCCAAGATTACATTGTGGGTCCGGTCGCCGAGATCGGCATGTGTCAGATAGGCTCGCTCGATCACGCCTTCACGGGTGAACGCTGCCCCGAGCTTCTCCTTCAGATGATGCTCGAACGGGCCGGCCTGTTCGCCCACAAAGCGTGGGTTCATGCGATGTCGTTGAGACATGTTGTGCCTCCTGAAACTGTTTTTGGTGCGGGCCGGCTATTTGACGAATTTGCACTCGATGACTCGTCCGTCTGCCGGGTCGAGCGTCAGGCTACGCCCGCCCAAGCTCGTTGCATGAAGGCCATCCGCCTCCATGCGAGCTTCGACGAATGGATCACGCGGTTCCGAAAGCTCCACCTTCCAAAGCGTGTTTCCGCCGCGGTCCACGCAAAAGAGATTCGAAACGGGCGACCTTTTCATGAAGTCCCGATACAAAAGGAGTATGCAACTTTCCCCC